AGGCTAAATGCTCATACTGTCGCCACGTTACTGGCATTATAAAAAATAACGCCATTCGGTAAATTTTAAATGAGTTTTTAAAAAATGTTCCCTACGTTCAACCGAGTATAAAGTATAAATTTGATACATTTCATTTCCTTTCCAGTCTTTAAATTTTAAAATTACTGGTATGTCAATCGGTGGAAGTTCTTGTTCTACATTAATAAATTTTAATTTCTCCTCGCTCAATCTGCGAATAGTTTTGTATTGACCTTGTATCATTGAAAGTAACATGGCCGATTGGTCTTTCCATTTCTTTGCTTCGTGTTCGGCTTTTTGAAGTTTGCTGGCATATTTGCCTTTTACTCGTAAAGGTGTTGTACTCATAATATGGTGTATTCTTTATTAAAACCATGTACAAATTCGTGGCACTCTTTACACAAAGCAACTAAATCACGTTCATCCTCTAAATAAACTCTATCATACGTTAAATGGTGAACATTCACAGCAGGTTTAAAACACAAAATACAACGGTGTCCGTATTTAGTCATAATGTGTTTTTGTTTACGTTTCCACTCATACGATTGAAGATAATTTGCATATTCAATTTTGCGCTGCTCTCTTTTAGCTTCAAAATCAATTTGCTTTTGGTCTTTCGTACTTTCATACCTTTGATTGTATAAACTTTGTAATTCAGCACCGTAATACGAGCGCATTACTTCATCCAATTCTTTTAGCAAATCAATGTTTTCTACAACTGAATGTTTGTAGATAGTTACATCTACTTTGCCGCAATTCATACACTGTTTTCTTAATTGTCTTGTACCGTTTTCCAATACCAAAACTACAAAAGTCATTTCGTGATTGTCGCACTTTACTTCTAATTTCTCGTTCATAATTTATATTTTTAAAATGGTATTTTTTCTGGAGCATTTTCAACTCCAAAAGGGTCTTTTTTATAAAAACTATCTTCTAATTCTTCTTGCTTTAAATTCGGCTGTATTGTTTTTTGTATTTCAATATCTTGCCATCCATAAATCACATTTTCGTATCGTTGGTTTAATATCCTTTTGCTTTCAACTTCAAAAAAGAAACCAGTTAAATAGTCTTGTATTCCTAAATCTCTATTTTTGCAAACCTCAATTACATTCGTAAAACTTGAAAATCCATAAGCAGTATCTTTGCCGTAAAATTCCGTTAATGCTTTTGTAAAGTCGTTATTTACACGGTGAACAATAAAAACATTATCAACTCTATTCGTTAAATCGGCAGTTCCAGAAATATCCTCTTTTCTTAAAAATGCCACTGATTTACGTGGGTGCGCTACTAAATGAATATGTACATTGTGAACTTTTGCAAACTCTGAAATCGATAGAATCGTTTTCTTTTGCTGTTCGTACTTATCCCCAGAGTATTCCTCTAAATCTAAACTCATTACATTGTCGAGAATAATCATGTCAACGCTTGTTTGTTTGATATGTTCTTCAATGTCGATAAGTAGTTGAGCAGCTTTATTTCCGTAATCGTTGTTATATACGAATAGCTTATCTTTTAGCCAAATATCTATTTTATCGCCAATGTTTGAAGGTACAAAAAACATATTCTCATATTTAGTACCCTTTGTAAATTGTCGACCTGCACACTGTAAATGTGTCCAATTTTTCAACCTTTGCGGTGTAAGTTCACCAGAATAAAGCAAAACTTTAAAACCATTATTACATCCGTTTATTGCTATTTGATTTAATATAGTTGATTTTGCAGAACCGTTTTTGCCACTCCATACAGAAACTTCACCTTTATTAAATCCAACAATCTTTTTATCTAATTCAGTAAATCCGCTTTCAATGCTTATTATTTTTGAACGGTCAAAATTCTTTATTTCATGCAACTGAATAAATTTATTTCCCTTTTCAATTGTTTGCTTTTGTGGAACTTGCACCAATGGTTTTACATCCCTTTGTTTTGTGTATTCCTTTTCCTTATTATCGTATGCGTTTGGTTCGTATTTCAATCGAACATCTTTCCAATGTAAACCGCTACATGAATTATGAAAACACTTGTAAGCTATAACACCATCATCCATTTTGAAAATAGCTGCATCCTTTCCTTTGTGCTGTTCATTAAACAAACACTGTTTTAAGATATACTTTTTACCTCCAGAAAATGTTGTTTCGGTGTCAACTTCAATGTTATTATCAGTAATAAATTTATCCAAATCAAATTTTTCAGTCCGGTAATTATTACTATAACTTTTCTTTTCTGGTTGAGGTAATTTTGCAGCCAAAAGCAATAGTAAGTCTTTCGGTGTTTCTTTAATTACATCTGGAACTAATTTTATACAACTTTCACGGTGTGGTCTGCTTTCTGTATGTTTACCTTTTCTTGAAGCCGTTCCGTATAACTTTGTAATTCTTGAAGCATTAAAAACGCCTTTATCGACCTGTGCTTTTGTATCGCTAAAAAACATATCCAAAACCATTAAACAAGTCTTTACAAGCATTTCACTTTGAGTATCGTTTGGCAAATCAACTTTATAAAGTAAATGCGAACCGTTCCCGCTATCGCAACAAATAGGAGCTGCAAAACCGAAATCACGAAGATAGATATAAATTTTATTTGCTATATCTTTAGCAGCCTTTTTTTCTTCGTCTGTTGCACTTATTCCAGTTGGTCTTATCGGGTCAACATCAATCAATATCCAATTTCGTTTTACAATATCGTTGTTTGCTGTCGCTACTTTCGGCTTTTCTACAAACCTATCGCACTGCTCACGGCTATAACAAGCATCATTTATCGGATTGAATACAAAGTAAATGTTTTCAGTTTGAAAACGCTGTACCTCTTTTACGATTATATCAACATTTTTAAAATACCCAGAATAGTTTTTGCCATTGCTACCAATAACACGAACCTCTATAAGTTCGTTTTCTTGTTTAAATAGCTCAAAAGTATGTCTTATTGAAATTTCGTTCATAACCAATTTGGTTTATAGTATTTCTTAACACCGTTCAATTCAATAAATGAGTTTGGAAATGTTTTTTTTATTTTCTCCTCTGTCCACTCCTCATTGTTTGATTTTTTATATTTATCTTCAAACCAAACAGACTGCATTTTTTGTTTCCAATTTCTTACTTTATTTCCTTTGCTATCTATCCATTCAGCACAATCATAATAATTGAACGCTTTTGTAGCAGATTCATCTGTATATCCATTTTCAGAAAAATAAGAAATAACTTCTAAAATGGTGGGGGGCGAAAATACTTTTTCGCTCTTATCTTTCTTTCTTTTATCTTTTACTATTACTGTATCTGTTACTGTTACTATTACTTGTTCGTTTTGCTTCGAATTTAAAGCATTTGCTTCGTTTGCTTCGTTTTGCTTTCTAACTTCACCACTTTTCAATCCACCTAAACGACCAGCTTCGGAACGTTTAAAACTCTTTTCTGTCCATTTAGTTAAATCCCTTTTCAATTGTTGACGTATAGGCTCAAAAGTAATTTTAGTAACTAAATCCTCTGTAATCGGATTTTGGTCGTTCACATAGCGAAGTATATGCTTAAACAATTCTCCAGCCTTTTCATCTGGCAACTGTTCAACTGTATGTATCAAATCACAATACAAAATAAACCCCTTTTTATTCTCTGCCATATCGTTATAATTTATAATTTTATTTATCTGAAAAAATTAAACGTGCTTAATTAAAACTGCACCGTTTATGTAAACACAAGGCAAAACGCCTTCCTTCATCATTTGTGCAACTCTTGGCTGTGATACCTTTATTAGTTTAGCATATTCAGTTTGAGTGTACAAGTCTTTTCTAAGTTCTTTTTTCATTATAATATATAAGTTTTTTTTGTTTAAAAAAGCGGATTAATTGTCCGCTCAACTATCGAATGCAAATATACAAACTATTTCTGAAAAAATAAGCGTTTTGACCGATTATTTTATAAATCAATCGAATTAATATTATTTAATATAATTATGTAATGATATTACATGCTATTTTTTACCTACTATCAAAAATTTTACCCAAAAATATCCAATACCCAAAATTTATCACTATATTTGCAACCATAAAAAACTCATACACTTTAAGAACATTTATAAATAAATAACTATTAATCAAATGATTAA